TTAATCTAACTCTACAGTACTATTATGGTATACTTTTTGAACATCATCATCGTTCTCAAGTATAGATGTTGAAATTTCAACATTTATAGACGTTTTTTATCTCTTTTTTACTCTTTTGTATGTCATAACGGATAAGATAAATTATACCACCAATGTGTTAAATATTCAATACATTTACTGCTCATTTCTATCAAGTCACGAATTTCTATAGTACATCCATTTAGAAATATCGCTTTCGCTCATTTCATTTTCCAAAACGAAAACAAAAACGAAAAGGTCACAAATCTCTATCCATATTACCTTGTAATATACGGGAAATGTAACCTTACCATTTTCACGCCTTAAGAGAGGGCAAATATTTGCATAACATTGTACGCTTTTCCGTACATTGTATACAATCCTACCCCCTATACCCCATATATTGTATTTGAAACGTTTAATTTGCACAATATATACACTATATATAGTACCATACCAACAATTACTCTACATTTTTATCTATATGTAGTACCTCTGAATCAATATCCACTATATATGGTGATACTCTCATAGCAGTTTCTTTACTCATTATACCCAATTCTACTTGTGTCTTAATATCATTGATTATACTAGCATTATCTACTGGTCTATTATAATTAAATGTAACATCTATATCATTTAAATTCACACCTAATAGCATACTTATATATTCTAATCTTAAATTAATACCCTCTTTCATACATAAAGCAGTTCTTTTAGCAATATTATCGGCAGTATTAAATAACAATTTTAACGATACTTCACTTACATTAGCAACATTACTTTGTCCATACAAAGCACTAGGCACTTGTGCAACAGTCCAAAATTGACTAATCAAATTATCTAATATTTTAGTTATTGCATTAGTATCAATATTAGCAGTTGCATATTTGAAGTCACCACCACTTTCTATATTAAGTACTGCACCTGTAACATTACTATCTATACTTGTATCTACTCTATCACCTATACTAATACCTAATGGATTTAAACTTAATGTGCTAACACTATCAGTCATTTTACTTAATAGTAGTTCAATTTCATTCATAATAGGTATTAAATCCTCTACAATAGAAAGACCAAAATAGCCATCTTCATCTAAATTACCACTTGTATAATGTATTGGTAGTCCACTTGCATTATTATATTCATGAACTATGACACCATTTGAATATTCTATGACTTCATAATTAGTATAGACCACCTCATGTAACGTATTTGTTGTCAAATCAGTCCATTGTTCTATAAATGAACTATAATTGCCATTTTCATCATAAATAGGATAACCATCTTCTGTTCTAATTATCTTGCTCTTAATGACACCTTTTTCATTTTTATATACATACTCATAAGCATTACCATATGTATAAATGCTTTTTGCTATATCATAATCTGTTTTGTTATATAGACCTTTACGATAGACACCATTAATTAGTGCTATCTTGTCCTTATCACCATTCATTGTAATTGGATTACCACATATATAACTTGAATGAAAATCAACAATACTTTTTATTGATTGTAATACTATTTTTGCAGTTTTGAATGTTTCATTTTTGAATGTAAAATCTTTTCTGCTCTTTACATTATGTTGTCCATTAATGTAATTTTTAATTGCTTTAGTTCTAGCCATATTCTGTATGCTCGCTAAATTATCTATATTCATTTCTTCCTCCTTATCTATAACGTACTCCACTTTTAATACCTTGTATGACTAATGCAGTTGCCATAACAGTATCATCATGTTTACCTACTATTGCACCCATTTTGCCATCATTGTATTCAAAAGTTTTCATTTCATTGAGCAAATTTAATGACTTTATATACATATCACCATTCTCAAATAACTCAATGAAGTCATTAATCATTATCGGTTTTGTTTTACTGTTTGTATTGAACCCTATTTTCTTTATTGTTTTACCTCTAAGGTCATAATCCTTATGCTTGTATAAATTCCTATACTTATAGGTGTTCTTTAATCTATCTAGTACTATGTGTCCACCACTTGCTTTTTCGACCACTACAAGTGCGTGATTGTACCATATAGCCAAAGAATAGACCACTTTTGCCACTTCATGTGGTTGTGTCTTATTGCTCCTAAATTCTGCTACTTGCATTAAGTTATTATCATATATATGAATAACATTATAATCGCTACCTACTCCCTCACTTGCGTCAACTCCCATTACATACTTAGTTGCAAAATGTGGTGTATCCCATAATTTTAAATATGAGTTTTCATACATTTTAAGTTCACTAGGTAAATTTTCAACTTTCTTTAATGGCTTTATTGATTTGACAACATTGTATAATTCTACTACTTTGTCTGCATTAAATAAATTGCTACCAGTTGTTACAAATGCTTCTATTGGTGTTGCAGGAAATTCTTGTTTGAATCTGATTTCATCAGAATTCATTATTTTCACTCTTCTCCATGTTAATTGCTCTATGCTTGCTCCCATATGATAATAAGTTAATTCATTCGGTTCTAACATATCCAATGTTAATGCACTACCTTTGAGGTCTTTATATCTCTTTAAAAACAACTTGTATTCCTTAGCGAACATCAACTTATCATCTACCCATGAGAAAAAGAAAGGTTTATATAAACTATCTTTATTTTCTGCTTTCTCCCATATTTGACTAAATGTATTAAGACCATTAGCAGTACTTTCTAATATGATTTTTCCATTAGGTACTAATGACTGTTCTAATGCTAATAAATTCTTTGCTAAAGCATCTTCTTTGCAAAAACCAACTTCTGATATATGCACAAATTTTAATGTACTACCTCTTGCGATTTCTTTATTACCCATTGTAGTACAAGTTATCTTTGAACCATTTACAAACTTTAATTCTTTTCTATTGTTCGCTATTGTAGATACTTTGATTGCACTAGGTAAAGCATTAAACATTGATTTTAATTTATCAAATATTGCATCTGCACTATCCATACTATATGAAATTAATAAGCAATGACTATCATGTTGTGTTAAAGCATAATATAAACTCATGCCTACTGATACTGATGTTATACCTAATTGTCTTGATTTAAGCACTACATTGTATTTATCCAAATTCTCTACTAGTTCTCTTTGTTGTATATTAAGACAAAAAGGTACTAATTTTCCCTCTTTGTCTACTATCTTACTAAATGTTTCTATCCATAGTTTAGGATTTGAATATATCAATGCTAATTTTTCTTTGTTAGTCATTTATATTCACCCCATTCAATATACTTAATAGTTCGCTTTCTTCATTGTTATTAAAGAATGTATTACTAAAATCTACAAATGCCTTAAAAGCATTAGTATCTGTTTTTGCTCTCTCAAAGTATATAGTATAGAGTTCTACCATCTTTTGTGAATGTAATGCACTTAATAGTACTTTTAATGCTTGTTGCACTGGTTCTTCAAGTAGATATAATTCTGCTTGTTCTTCCGTTACACCTTTAGGAAACATTTTGTAACTGTCCTTTAATTCCTCAAATGTTTTGTATTCCTTTGGTAGTAATTGTGGATAATATTTATAATACAAAAAAAGTGCCTTATACTCTGGCACTAGTTCTTTTATTTTCGATTTGATATTTTGTGATTTTGATGTAGTTTGACCTACTGTGTTTTTATTTGCCATTATTATTACTTCCTTTCTTACTTTTTGCTTTCTTTTTTATTGGACTATATTCTAAATCTTTCATATTTTCATTAATATAACTTTCATATTGATTGTCAATAATATCTTTATGGTCAAACAGTCCATATAAGTTAGTTAATTGTTTACCTGTGTTTTTGTACTTATATTCACTTTTCTTAATGTATATAATATTGTTATCACTAAGTATCTTATTGTATTTATCTATAGTTCTAATATCCATGTTGCAAAACTCTGCTATTTCTTCTCTACTGTCCATAAAGAAGTACATATCATCATTCATAGACCTTAACTGCAAGAAACATATTAAGTATTTCAATATGTTGTTTTTACCATTGTTATCTTTTATGCACTGTTGAATTTTATCCAAACCTATAATAACAAAAAAATTATTTACCTCTATGGTTTCAAACTCACCAGTAGGTTCATAATCAAATGGGTCTATTTCTTCTACCTCTGTCTTTATTGTATCTTCTTGATACATATTGCTTAAATCTAATATATAATTTATTCCCTTTTTGTTTATTATACTTATTGCACCTAAGTCATTTAATTCTTCAAGTGTCTTTTTAATTATACTTATTTTTCTATCATTATGTTTTAATGCTAATTCATTAGTAAATATATAGTTTATCTGGTCTATTGTTATATTAACTAATTCATTATTAGTATTATATAAAGTTCTTAATGCTAAATAAGTTGCTATTCCATTTTCTGTTAGTCCTTTATTTATAAGGTTATAAATAGGTCTACTGTGTATTATTATATTTCTTTTCATTTAAGATTCCCTTTCTTTCTAAAGTAAGACAAAAAGAAAGTGCGCAAAAGGAATGCCGATAGGCATTTCGGCGCACATTATTAATCGTTTACTCTTATTAATAGTTTATATATGAGTGTTGCTAATGTAGACGTTTTGTCTACATCTATGTTTTAGCTAAAACACGTTTGTAGACGTTTTGTCTACATCTATGCTATAGTTAAAAAACACGTTTGTAGACAAAGTGTCTACATCTATGTTTTAGTAGTTTTTTATCTAATTTCTCCATGAACTTTTAAGTTCCATTTATCATATATTGGTTGGCACTCATAAAAATCAAAACACCAAAAAGTGTTACCTGTTGATTGTGATTTTCCTGTACCTTTACACATTACTTTATTTATCATCATGTAATTTGCAAGTTCAATATTATATATATATTTATAATTCTTTTTGCTTATATCTCTACTCATTTTTTTATTTCCTTTCATTTTGTTATTAGTTCAAAACATTTTATTTCGGATATTATATCTTCAACAAATCCATTACCATTTAATGCTATATAATCTTTATAAAGTGCCATTAGCACTTCTTTTTGATATAGTGTTATTTTCTTTTCGTCTTTTGTTTTTTCGTATATATCAACTATCATGTATCTTAGTAATGATTTTAGACCATCTTGTGTTGCTCTATATTCACTACTTTCACATTTAAATTTTCTATACATTGTAGTACATATAGTTACAATTGAGCCAAAAGCAAACGCAATCCACCATTTTAATATAAAATTTATCATCTTCTATCCCTTATTATTTTATTTATAGCTAAATGAACTGCTATATCGTGAAGTCATAGCATTTGAAAATACACTATTCATAATTTCTAACATTTTGTTTGAGTTACAATAGTATGTTTTTAAATTCAAATACTTTTTGTCAAATTGTATGTCTAATTTAGGTATTAATAGTCCAAAATCTTCATAGATTTCATCATAATTAAGATTAAAATTCAATGTATAATCATCTTTTATACTTATTGGTGCAGTCATGTTATACTTTTTTGTCATTGAGTAATATGAACTTACGTCAATGTTCTCTAAAATGTCATTGAGGTATTCCATTTCCATTATCTCAACCCAATAACTCCATTGTTGCTTATATTTGTTATATTGTGTCAACCAACCATCTACTGTTAAAAGTAATTTAACTAATTCTTTATTAATTTTGGTTAAATCTTCTTCATAAAGTGAAAACAACATAAACAATGTACTACCTGCATATTTCTTGAAGTAGTTACTTTCATTTATGTTGCAATTAAGATTAACACTATCTTTATTTTTTATTGATGTTGGGTGATTTCCAAATGCTTTTTTTTTTACAACATCTGCATCTACATATATTGGACTTTTACCTTTTATAACTTCATCATTGATATATACATTCTTAAAGTCATAAAAGCCACCTATTTCTACTCCAAACTTTTTTTTTAAATACAAACAACTTAAATAACTATCTATATCATTTGTTAGTATTAAAAAATCTTTCTCTTTATCAATTGTTTTCCACCATTGAGGTAAACAATCTGTCACTATCCTTTGCACGTTAAATCCTCCTAAAATTCAAAATTATATCGTATGTTCCTTAATCCCTTACTAATCTCTTCTTTTAGGTAACTAAACCTTATCTTTTATCACTCTTTTATCCTTCTTTGTACTCTTATTCACCAATTATCTTGCTTGCTCTTGCTAAATTTATCGCTCTGTACATTTCTTTTTCAATTTCTGGAGTAATTCTCTGTGCACCCGATTCTAAACGTCTATAAGAAGTTTCACTTTGTTCAAAATTCCCTAATAATTTAACTTCTTTTACTGATAAACCACATAATAATCTATATGTTTTAATTTTTTCTTTAATTTCCATTATTTTTTAACCTCTTTTCTATTAGTTAATACCTTTTTTAGTTGCGTTATTCCAATTTCCATAGAAAGCCATAACTAAACCTGCTATTATTGCAGGATTTCTTGTGATATTACGCAAGTATTGACCTAATTGAGTCCATGTTTGAAAGTCACCAATCTCATTACCTGTAACTGCAAGCATTATCCCTACTAAACCAATCCAAAACCCTAATGATTTAAATTTTTTTATATCCATAATTACCTCATTTTCTTTTAATTATGTAAAAAGGGGCAATAATGCCCCTATTTCAAACTATTTCAAACTAATACATACAATAATAGTATTTATTATTGTTGCTACAAATATAAAAGCTATTGTTTTTTGTAATGGTTCTTCCTTTATCATTTTGTAGTTTTCTTTAATTGTGTTTTTTAATTTCATCATATTAAACTCCCTTTCATTTGTTTTATATTAGTTAAATTATGCTATTGTCTTTTTGATAACAACTACATCGTCTTTATTAATAAGTTTTACTGCATACAAAGAACTTGCTACAATATCTGTTGCAAATAATTTTGCTTCTCTTTCCTCTTCAACTCCAATCTGCTTTTGGAATACATAACCTAAAGCATTCTTTTTAGCCATAAATGTTGTACATTCATTATTAGTTGTATCAAATGTTTCATTATTGCATACAATTACTGGAATACCTAACCAAAAACCACAAAGACCATTATTAACAAGACCATTTTGGTATGTTGCATATGTCTTTTCAGTTGAAGTAAATTCTGGCATAGCAATTAAAGATGGATATAATCTTGAATTGATTATGATTCCAGAAAAACTTTCTGTATCAATATCATCACCAAATAAAGCCATACCATTCATCAATTCTGTTGAAGTAATTGATAAAGCATCGGCAGTTGGTGATTTTTTAATTGCATTCTCAAGCATTTCTTTTGCTAAATCGCTATCAATACTCTCTCTCATTGAATCAGAAATTTGTAGTATCATATTGTCTGCTACTGCACCTTGTATTTGTTTTGCGTCTTTGTCATATACTCTGATAGAACCACCAACTTGTTTAATTGTTGCTTTGTTTTCTGTCATAGATACTTCTGAAGGTACTACTGCATTACCTTTTGTTATTTCTCCTACTGTTGCTACTCTAGTAAACTTTGGAAAATTAATTACATCTCCTGCACTTACAATTTCAGATACTAGACCTGTTGCGTCAAATGCTAAATTTGCTATTCTTAAAGTTTTACCTAATTTTTCATTAATGGCATCTGCCATTACTTCTTTTAAAAAAATACTCATATATTTATACCTCTTTCTGTTTTTTAATATTATTTGTTTAATTCTGCGTATAGTGTTGGATTATCTGAATATAACTTTGCTTTCTCTGAATAATCCAATGCGTGAAATTCGTCTTTAGTCATACCACCATTAGCACTATGACTTTTTGCAATATAATCTTGTTTATTTGACTTCATTGAGTTAAATAAATTAGATACCTCATCTAAGTCAATATCAGATTTAAGGTATTTAGCCATATTGTCATCTAAACCCTTTTCTTTTATTGCCATTTTGAACTTTAATTCATCAAGTTCATTTTGTGTCTTTTCAAACTCTAAATCTTTCTCTGTTTTTTCTTTTGGTTTTAAGTCCTTAAGTTCATCTTGTACATTCTTTAACTTTATAGAATAGTCAGTACGCACTTTATCCTCTGCTCCTTGAATAACCTTTCCTAATTCAGTTACTAAATCTTCATCAATGTTAAACTTCTCTTTTAATTCTTCAATATTCATTTTTAATTCCTTTCTTCGACTAGTTGCTATTGTCAATCCCTCATTGTGAGTTATCTATCGTCACCCCTATTAATAAATTTTTATAAAAAAATAAGTGCCTATTTAAAGGCACTTGTTTTTAAAAAGCACTTGCTAGATGTAATGGATAAGTTGTATAAGTATCACTTGTCTTTTCATATACATCTACATATATTGGTTCATAACTAAATACTAAAATACATTGAACTGTAATTTCACCCTTTTCATTATCTATTGTGTAAGTTAAATATTCTGCTAAATCCTTTGGACTATCTATACGCAATGTTGGTGTAGATAAATCTATTATCCATTCAGGATTAGTTACACCTGCTTTACTAAATGTTATAGTTACAGGGTCTCGACCTTGTTTTAATTTATAACAAGTTTCATCATTAAAACTATCATCAAATGGTAAGTTATTTGTTATTGTTGCATCTGGTTCATAATTTTCAATTACGGCATACATATTATACTCTGGTGATGTTTTCATTACTGCTAAAGGAGTTGGTGGTTTTTCACCTACTTCATATGGTGGGTTATAAACATTATAGCCATTTATACTTGTTAGACCTGCAAAACTAAATTTAGTTTTGCTACCAGAAACTTGTACTGAACTAGTAGGCACAATATGTGTCATAACACCATAAATTTCAACTTTTACCTCTTCAACTGTTATTTTTATTGTATCGGATATAACTATATTATCATCTTGCTCTTGATAACTAGCGATTATATTACTTTCACCTATTACTAAAGCACTTACTGTATTATCAGTTATTGAACATATAGTATTATCTGCTATCGACCATTCAAGTGTTGGTGTTGGTATTATTTCAACATCATTCTTATAGACCTTAACTGCTAATTCTTTTGTATCTCCTATATTAAGTTTCATATCTGTATCTATTATATCAACTTTAAATACATCTTTTGGTTTCTCTTCTATTGTTACATTTATTTCAACTTGTGTACAATTATCTTTATCTTTCTCTTTGTATACACCTACTAAAGTAGTTGTACCAACAGTATGACCGATAACTAAATTGTCCTCATTGATTGTAGCAACACTAGAATCGCTATTAGTCCAACTAATTGGATTCAACATTGTATATGAATCTCCATTCTTTGTTGCAGTAATAGTTAGTTGTTTAGTGTCATTAATTATCATTGATATTTCTTCAATATTTGAACTCAATACATAAATGTCTGGTGGTGTTTCTGTTATATTAACAGTCACTTTGTCACCTTTTACAATATCTTGCTCATTTTCACTATATGATATATTTACAATAGT